AGTTGCACTTACAGTTCCAAATGACTGGTCAGCATTAAGGGCAAGAGTACCACTAGCAGTAATAGGATTAGTTGTGGTTGTACCGTTGAGAGTTACATGAAGACCAGTACCACCTTTAACAAAGTTTACAGTACCACCTTGAGCCGAAGGAACATTAAATAGACCTGCACCATCTCCATAAATAATACCTCCTGCAATAATATTACCTGCAGATACATCTCCTATAACTTTAATACCACCACCAACAGATACTTGACCACCTACAGTAAGTGTACCATTTGCCGAAACATTGCCACTTACAAAAAGACTTGAAGCAGATACGTCACCAATATTAGCTGTGCTTGTTTGTACTACACCACCATAGTTTACAGTAATGGCAGTTGTAGCATTTGTAGCTGAAGAAGCAAATACTGCAGATACAGCATTCGTAGCATTAGTTGCGCTTGTTGCAAAAACAGCAGACACTGCATTAGTAGCATTTGTAGCTGAAGAAGCAAACTGAGCAGTATTAGCACTTGTTGCGTGATGTGCGCTAACAGCAACAGCGGCTTCACCCGCAGACGCTGCATAGCTTGCATTGGTAGCAGAGGCCGCAACAATATTTGTAAGATTAGAACCATCACCATAATAAGCAATAGCTGATACATTACCGTTTACAGTGAGATTATTAATAGTGGCTACATTTGCAGCAATATTAGTTGCGCTTACAATACTTGTAGAAATATTTGTTGGTTGAAAAGAACCAGTAACTCTTAGTTGACCACCTACAGATACATCAGTAGTAAAGTTACCAAACTGTGCATTAACATTAGAACCTTCAAANGTTGTTGCAGAAATGACTGCAGTAGTNTCTGTTGAAATTACACGACCAGTTGAATCAATNTTCAACATAGTAGTTGGTCCATANGTTGCAGANGTTACACCNCTATCAGCTAGTGAAAATGTNGGATTNCCTGATGNTCCATTTGCATTAGAAATACTTACACCAGTTGAAGCTGTAAGTGTACGACCAAATGACTGTGTGCCATCTTGTGCAACAATACCATTTACAAAAGAACCAGCATTTGCTACGGCTGTATTTAACTGCGAACCTGTTCCAGTAAACTGGCTACCTTGAATGTTAATAGTACCAGTTAGTGCAACACCTGACTGAGATAAAGCAAGCCCTGAACCATTACCAGAACCATCCTGAATGGTAATAGATTGTCCACTTGCAAGACCGTCATTATTAGGACCCGGTGCTTGTAAAAGATTTCTATAACTATTTGCTATTAATTTACCTGTTAAATCTGCCATTATATCAAATTCCAATATTGAAGTGTTGCATTAAATGCAGTGGTTTGTGCTACCCAAGTACCATTACGGTCATTGTTAGGGTCAGGACGAATGTCTTTAATAAAATTTCTTTCATCAATACGTGCAGATTTATTTTGAGGATGATTTTTTAAATCATATCCAGCATCCCAATCATTACTACAAACCATCATACCATAGCTATTTTTTCTTAGCTGGTTTAGTTTGTAACGAAATCCACAAGTATCACACAAACCATATACATTTTTTTGTGAAGCCATTAAACAGTTACCTTTGGTTTAAAGAAAATACTTACACGTTCACGGTCTTCCTCCATTGCACGTCCTAGTCTTTCTTCATATTCTTGTTTAATAATTTGAATACGATTAAGGTCTACGCCCGGACGTTTCATTGCCATATGGTAAGACAGTCCTGCAGTTAAACATGGAAGAAAACGCCGTGAGATATCTGCATTTTGAAAAGCAGATTTGTTTACATCTTCCATATAACGTACTAATTCTAACTTAACTTCGTCAGTAGAGTTTTCTGGAATAGGCCAAAGATGAACAACAGGATTGCCACGCTCATGTCTTACAGCATATTGAGTCGGTCTTCCTGTTTGTCCTTTAGTTGGTATTTTCAAATACTCTTGCATTGAAATACGTTCTAGCTGTACATCTGTACCATCACGGTTTGCTACAGCCTCAAGAACATCAATTGTTGCAGAGCCAAGAGCAAAGGTAGTTACACTTGTTGCAAGCGTAACAACAGATGTATTAGCAGTCCATAGCATAACACCACGGTTCTGCCAATCTTGAAGAATAAGATTAATAGAACGCCGTGCAGATTTAGGTTCATGGCCTAGAGTTTCCTCACCACCAATCATCTCTAAAGCTTCTTGAATAATCTCATCAATATCCATTGAGAAATTATATGTACCTGAAGTAGCCATTTAATATAACCTATTCTTTCTCTGCTTTGATTGGGCTGTAGACTTTTTCCCATTCTTCTTTATAGAAGTCTTGGTCAATCTTTTGATTAATCCGGGCTTCATAACCTGTTGACCCACTGCGCCACGATTTATAGCCATTAGTAAAGCCTGTTAAAACCTGACCCAATTGTACCGCCAGCCTTTTTACGTTGGGCTTTAGGCTTTGATTTAGGTAAAGGTATATCTGTACTTTTTTCTTTAAGAACCATATATCCATCTGGAGTTGTAACATACGGAGATGGTGGGGTAGTATCTTGTGCATAACTTTTTGGTTGCTTTCCTTTGTTCATTTTAGCGATTGAACCACCTTTCTTTTTAGATGTACGTGCATAAGGTGTTCGCTGACCACGGTTTGCTCCATCTTTAGAATTAGCAGTAACTTCTACATCTTTACGCATACCATAATTCATAGCTGCGGGGATTTTAATAATCTTAACTTTACTTGTATCATATAATTTATTATTAGCCATTACTTACTTCCCCTTACCATACTTCTTATGTTTCTGAGTTTTTGGTGGACTTTTTTTAGACTTGCCCGGTCCAGCCCATAATACTTTATCGGCCCAATAAGCAGCACTAAGCTTACCCTTACTAATATTTTTTCCATGGCGGCTTTTAAAAGATGCCCTAGCCGTTGGAGAATAGTTATGCCCATATCCTTTTGCTCCGTAATGAATAAGTTTAATTGTGTCTCCCTCTTTTGCAAGAACCATTCCTTTCTTTTCTGGACGGTCTGACTTACGAGGTTTATTAAATCCTGTAAATTTTTTACCACGATACTCTATGCCTCCTGATGGCAGACGCTTAACTCCGGGATATTTAGAAGAAGGTGCCATTACTTTACTTTCCTATATTTTCTTACTTTCTTTGCAACAGTTTTAGGCTGCTTAACAAATTGCTTTCCTGCTTTTGTTCCTGCTCTTTTTGCTGCCGTAGTTTTTTGGTATTCCTTGGCTGATAATGCTTTAACTGCCTTTGCTGGTAAGTACCGTTCTCCGGTAGCCTTTGAACCCTGAGTAGACGGTTTACCACTCTTGGTAGTCCACTTCTGTTTTGTCCAAGCCTTCAAACTCCTCTGTGGTTTTTTTAAAGCCATATTCAAACATTCCTTATTATATCATTACATTAAAGCATTCGCAACAGAAACCATAACCATAATAATTAAACCAGCACCTAGTGCTACAATACCTGCTATAATAACACCTATTTTTATATTATCCATTAATTCATTATGTTTTTTTATTGCTTCTCTTTTAGCTGCTAATGCTGCTTCTTTAGCTTCTTGTATTCTTCTAGCCCTTTCTTCTACAATACTTTTCCAAGTACCCGGACCAAAACGTAAATCAATTAATGTTGCAACCTCTTGCATTTTTTCTTTAGCAATACGTGCATCTATTGTTTCTCTGGCTACATTACTAACATTAAACTGGTCTACCACACCTACGCCAGATTTTTTAGACCTTTGTTGTTGTACTTGCTTTTCACCATCAAACAACTTATCTACATAGTTAGCAATGTCACCAATATCATTGGCTGTTCCTATTGCAGTTTTAATTCCATCTACTGCACTTTTTACTAACGCAATACCTGCTAAAGTTTCTGCAATCATATTACTTTCCTAACTTAGGTATTGGTTTACAAACTGCCGTTATGTTTAATTTTATATTATCTCCTGCAGGTACAGAGCGTTGGTTGGATAATCTTTCTGCAAAATATAAACACCTGTCTACATCTATAAATCTTTGTGTTTCATCTATCTTTGTTGCCCCTATATAGACAACAAGGACAAACTCTATCACTTATAGCCGCCACCTGCGGCTTTATATTCTTTAGCTAACATCTGTGCTTTACGTGCAGACCATTGCCCAGATGCACCGCCCTTACTTCCAGATTTAATCTTTTCAAATAATCTTTTACGCATAGTAGGTTTAGTATAGTTACCTGCTTTATTAACAGTAGACTTAGCAACAGAACGTCCAGCAGAAAGAATAGAGGTTTTACCCTTTCTTGTGTAAGACCCCTTACCTTTTTTTGGTTTAACAATTTTAGGACTAAATTGTTTTTCCTGCAAAGTTTTAGCTATAAGATTTTTAGACTTACCAGCTTTGGATAAGGAGATAGCCACAGCTTGTTTCTGTGGCTTACCTTCTTTTTTAAGAGTACGAATGTTTTTGCTAATGGTTTTAGCTGAACGTCCTTTTGCTAATGGCATTGTAAAGTTCCTTTATTTTTTAGGAGGTCTACGTGCTGCACCAAAACCTTTAACTTGCCTTGCACAGCCGCTTCCAACTTTACCACCATGTTTACGTTCTACAGGTTTACTAAGACGTTTCTTTTTAGCAGCATCTAGTTCCTTACGACCAGCTTCCATGTTACCCTGCTTACCTGCCATTGCAGCTCTAGCAGCGGCTGAACCTGTACCACCATACATTTTCATATAGGCAGCACGTTCTTCAGAAGAACCCGGAAAGATATTACCCTTTGGTCCAAAACCTGTATTAGGACCTGCACTAATACGTTTGGTTGCACCTTTCTTAGCTGACCCACGAGTAGATGGTCCAGAAGATTTAGGCATTACTTTTGGTGTAGCTTTTGGTGTAGCTTTTGGTTTAGAGGGAGGTGTAGGTTTTGACTTAGGCAAGAGCGTAGCAGCCTGTGGCTTGTCTTTTTTATCAAGCATATAACCACCAAGTCCAGTTGCACCAGCAGCAGCTAACAATGCCATAATACGCTTGTTAATTGCTGCTTTAGAAGCAGGGG